GGTTAACTAGGTGTCAAAACTGCGGAGTGACGTGACATCACAGCAGCGTCTCCTCATGAAAAGGACCTCAATTTACACCATGGCAGCGACACCAGCAGCCAAAGCGCCGCCAGCAGCGACGTCCTCAGACAGCTCTTCAACTCCATGTCCAACATTAGACATTGATTTAATGACGTCGTTCCAGGCGGCGTCAGCCAATGTGTCATGATGGGTGTGTGTGGCGGTTGCAGGATGTCCTGGATCAAAACGAACCCGCCATTCAATTGTAATCATAAATTGAATAGAAACCGTAGTGGCCGATTTCTGAACAAATACGATTGGTGCCAATGCACCCGGCCGATGACCATCAGTCCAGGAGAAATTGCCCGCATGAGACGAATCCAATGGGGCAAAATTTGAGTACTCCGACATATCAAGAGGGTAAGAACTACACTTAACACCCCTCAAACAGAGTTTTCCGCCTGTTAGCATCCTTGGTGAATAAAATGATATAAAATTAGTGACCATTTGATCCCAAGTTAAAGTTGCGGCGGAACCACCCAAAGCCAGCGCTTGGTTTACACGCCCCATGGCAAAGATGCCAGAAGCTGAGTCCAATGCAGCTGCATTCATCACCTGTACCGTCATGGCAGCAGGCACGACCTCGGCGGCTTGACCAAGCTCGGTCATAGGCATCATGATGGGTGTAGTGTTATTGGTAGCTGTGATGCCTAATGTAGAATCGACATCTTGTACGCCACACCAATTGTACCACACCTCACCAAACCCAGCACTTGGATATTCAGACAGAAACGGACAAAATTGTAAGTATCGTCGGCTTGATTCATGCAAAGTTGTAGTGCGTATGATAGTGTAAGGACCAACGGCTCTCGGAAGACCCAATGTCCTAGGCACTCTCGCATCCAAGCACTGTACAAGTTTGGGAATCGACTTATTGCCCGGCTTGCCTGAACCGAAGTTGCGCCTTGGAGGTGCAACGGCTCCCTGCGTCAACACAATCGTTGCGTCACGCCTGCGTACAGTAACTCCACTCTTCTTCTTACCATTCTTCAAATCCTTGCGGATCTTAGCAAGAGTCCTGTTCGCCTTCTTGAGTCCCTTTGCCATGCTGACCTGACTGTCTGGCAGCTTAACTCCTCGCGTTGCGGCTCGTCGTTAGACCTCGAGCCTAACCAGCATGTGTGTGTCTCCGGAAACCCGTCAAGCGGGTCGTATTGTGGTGCGTGTTCACCACTCCCCCTAACCGTAGTCATTCTGTCGAACACGATCGAGTCTCACAATCCACCATACCAATCCTGGCTAGCCAACAACAAATACCAGATGGAACTAATGTCCCAAACTGCATGATGAAGAGGCCTTCGCACGCGTGAAAGGTACTTGCCACTCGTCATTTGAGAACTCATCTCAGCGACATAAGTGGCCAACACATCGTCAAAATCGGGAACTCATCCCAACGAGAACGCATCTCAATGACTCAATGTTGGTGCCAAAGCACAAGTGGACTGATGATTAGCCTCTACATGCACCCATGCAAGCTACATGAACGCACTATCCAGGTACTACACTCGAGGCGACTTAATCTAACTGCCGTAGGTTACTCAGCAGCTGACCGTCTTGCGAGCTGTTCCCCTTCCCCAGCCAATCGTGCACGAACTCTCTTTTCTAGGTGGGCTCCAACCACCGAACCGCAGGGGATGCGGGAAGAGAGCGCCCTCACCGTAAGGTTTGCTAAACCACCAGGCTCTTCACCGTTTTCACGTTCCGGCTACTGAGGCATAAGGTCCCCTAGACTGCTGGGCTTATCTTAAAGTCTAGTCCAGTACTAGCATAACGCACTGGATATGGGTTGCATCGCGTAACGGCTGCATTCCGTCGTCCGGCAGTACCCCTGGGAAGGGCCTAACCGAGTCACGCGACCCTAGTGTCCACGAGCAAAACACTAGGTAATTTTGAGCACACGGTGCCCCCCAGACAACACACACGCATCACCCCGATATTTATACGGCCCCTCGGTGGCGGGGGCCCCGGCTAGCTGATCAGTCAGCCTTCCTCCAGGAGGCTGGAATAACCGCCTGAAGATCAAAGCCGTGGGATTTCAGGGTGGTCAACCCCGTCATCAAGGACCACTCAAGGTCCGTCGTCTCCCCTGCCGAGACGTGTGCCCACTCTCGCCACACTGCCTCGTTTGTGAATTCCGGCTCAGGGAAAACGGTCAGCTCCGCCTTGCCTTCAGGACCGAGGTTCATCTCTATATCCTGAAGGGCTGCTTTGTTCACCTGTCCAGGCTTGCCGTTCTTGTTGTCATCAAACATAGATCGAGCAAACTGATAAATAGGTGGAACTGAGCGGAACTGGGTGCCAAGCCTAATGGCATACACCTTAAGTGTCGCCTGCACCTCGCATGGGAGCATATTTGTTGTTGTCCACGCCTTCTCCTGCAACAATCGTTTGATGGGAGGTGCGCTCACCAACCGATTGTTGCCCTCTTGGTCCTTGACGAAAATTGGTTTTCCGTCGACCATCAAGGCACGTTCGCCAACAAACTCAAGGTAATCAGGTCCGTCCAA